CGTTAAAAAGAAGAGAGCGAAAGGAAAAAAGAGATGAAATACTTTAAAAGAAAAGACGGATCAGTCTTTGGTAAAAAGAATCCTTCTAAAAACCAAGTTGAGACTTATAAAAAAGAAGGTTCTAAGGTTTGTAGTTCAGAAGGTGAACTAGTAAACACACTTAAAAAGAAAGACAAATAAATGCCTACAGGAAAAGGATCTTACGGAAAGAAAACTGGAAGACCTAAGAAAAAGAAAACAGGAAAACCAAAGAAGAAATAAAAATGGCTAAATGGGAAGGGAATATTAAAGAAGAAAAAGGAATTGCGTTTAACTGTGAGTTGGTAGGATTGAAAAACTTAAAAATAACTCATAACTGGCGAATTGAGCTGGATACTTTTGAGATGGATCAAGATAAAGTTAAAGATTTAATAGATTTAATTCAGAAACCTGTTGCGATAGGAATTGTTCCTTTAGAGGAATAAAACAGCATAATAATAACATGCCTTTTGAAAAAGGGAACAAGATTGGGAATAGATTTAAAGAAGGTGAGAATAATAATCCTAATGGCAGAAGGAATGCAGCCAGAGATATTTTAAACAAAATTTTAGATACAGAGGTTGACGAAAGAACTAAGCGAGAAAGATTGTTAGATAAGTTAGTCAATATGGCTAATCATGGGAACTTAAACGCTATGAAAGAAGTTTTAGATCGTACAGAAGGTAAGTCTACTGAATATATTGTGACTGAAGAAGTTAAGCCTATAAGAGTTCTAGAGTTTGGTGATGACATTCTAGATGAGAAAGAAGGTTCTTAATAGCCCCTTAAAATTTATTTTAAGGCTATAAAGATAAAGATAAAGATATGGATAAAGATAAAGATAAAGTTAAAGACAGATGAATGGAACTGATTTTAACAAAGGAAAGAAGAGAGATTCTAAGCCATCCAGCCAGATTCAAAGTAATCACGGCAGGGCGGAGGTTCGGAAAATCGGTGCTGGGATTAATGTATCTTTTAAAAGGGGAGATGTTGCAGGGCGAGAATCGTTGGTATTTAAGTCCGACCTATCGACAAGGCAAACTAACAGTATGGCCGATACTAAAATCAATTATCAGGAGCCAACCAGATTGGAAGATCAACGAGACGGAGCTGAGTTGTACTCGGTTAGGTGTTACGATTGCGATTAAGGGAAGCGATGCAAGTGATTCATTACGAGGTGCAGAACTATCAAGAGTTGTCCTGGATGAATATGCCTATCAAAAGTCTGGAGTATTTGAAGAGGTGATTTATCCAATGCTTACAACTACTCACGGTGGTGCTATGATGATTGGAACACCAGACGGATTTAGTAATAATAATTTCTATGATTACTTTTTAAAAGGTCAAGGCGATGATGAACTATGGGAGTCTTGGCAATATAAAACTATTGATGGTGGTTTTGTAGATGAAAAAGAATTAGAACTGGCGAAGAGCAATTTAGATGAGAGAGCTTATAAGCAAGAATTTATGGCGAGTTTTGAGACAGCTGCTAACCGTGCAGCGTGGGCTTTTGATAGATCAAAGCACGTTGTTAAAGCAGAAGAACTCTCAAGTAATTTTATTATCGGGATTGATTTCAATGTAGATTATATGACGGCTGTCCTTGCTTGTGTTTATTCAGACCAGACGGTTCATTATATAGATGAGATAAGAAGGCGTAACTCATCCACAGAATTATTAGCGAATGAGATGAAAATATTATGGCCTAAAGTTACAGAGGTGTATCCCGATCCAGCTGGAACCGCCAGAAGTACAACATCAAACCGTAGTGATCATCAGATTTTGCGTGATCACGGTTATAAGGTTTTTGCAGCCAGGAGCCATCCAAGTCACAGGGACAGATTGAATGCTCTTAACAGAAAACTGCAAGACGCTAAAGGGACTGTAAAAATGACAGTTGATCCTAAGTGTCGATATTTAATAAAAGATTTAGAACAAGTTCAGCGTGATAGAAAAGGTGGCATTGACAAAGGGAATATTGAATTAACCCACAGTCTGGATGCTGCAACATATTTGATTTCCTACAAGTGGCCCATAGTTCAACGAATCGCAACCTCAATGAAATGGTAAAGAAAAATGATAGTTGAAACTAAGGATCATGTAAGAAGTTCCCTTAAAGAATTTCTTTCAGATATAACGACAGATAACGTGGAAAACCGCTATCGCAGTTTATCATATTATGAAGGAATTCAAGGTGAAATGGAAACCGATTTAGGAAAATACTTTCCTTTGAAGAATATAGAGGTTCCATTAATAGTCCAGAACATAACATCTAAGCTAATAAACGCTCGTTGTATTGGATTCAAAAATCCGCCTTCGAGAAAAAACGTAAAATATTTAGAACATGTAAAAGATTTAGATCAGACCATGCTAACAGCTGAACGATTAACTTATCTATTAGGCTCGCACCTTATTAGAAGCAGATTTAATGAAGAAGAAAGCAAGATAGAGTACGATCAAATCATTGAGTTTGAACCTATATTTGAAGCGAGAGCAAGACAGCCCTTCGCATATACTTATCCAATTTATAATCACGGACAATCGAGATCGAATGAAGTTGTTTATGCTTATTGGTCAGCAGATGAACATTTCTTAATTCATCAAAGCGGAAGAATTGAATCAATAAATGACGATAATGTCAATCCTTATGGAGTGCTCCCTTTTACCATCTGCCATCGCCATCCTTATACAACAGATTTTATTCGCAATGGTGCAAGCGATATTGTAAACGCTAATCTAATGATTAACCTTCTAATGACCGAACTTGGTCTGGCTATGAGATTACAGGCGTTAGGTCAGCCAGTTATTACTGGGATTGATAGTGCAAGCGAAGTATCGCTTGGAGTGGACAAGCCTATGGTGCTGCCAGAAGGGGCGTCATTCCAATTTGTTTCACCTGGTGCTAACATAGATGCTTATTTAAATGCTGTAAGGTTTTATGTTGATTCAGTTGCTTATAATAATAATTTAAAAGTCAAATGGTCAATAGGTCGGGAAGCTACTGTTAGCGGTGAATCATTAAAGATGGCTGAAATAGATTTAACGGAATCTGTTATGTCAGATTATCAAATGATTTGGCGAGGTGTAGAGAATAGAAGATTTGAAACTGATCGTGCAATCTTAGAGGTTCACGGCATTAGAGTCCCCGAAGATTTTAGTGTAGACTTTTCAGAGCCACGTTTCCCCCTTACTGCCAGTGAAGAAAGAGAACAATGGGGATGGGAATGGGATAATAATTTATCTACCACGAAAGATTGGTTGCGTAAATATAATCCAGACCTAACAGATGATGAGTTAGATGCAAAGGTTGCCGAGATAGTTCCAGCGAAGCCCGAAGAAACAACAGAATCAAGTGCTGGATCTTTCCTGGCGGAAGCATTAAATAGCTAATGAGCGAATTGGATAAGTTTAAAAAGCAGTATTTGCTTATGATTAGCCGAATGACCGATCAGGTTTTTCAGCTAATAAACGCTGGGTTAAGCAAGGAAGATATTCTTTCTGTATTAGCAAAGAAGGATTTTAAGAAAGTAATCCTTGCTGATAAGGAATTTAAAAACGCTTATAACGGATTGAACGGCTTATATAGTGAAGCGTTAAAGAACATGGATAAGTTTGCAGACATATCTCCTAATACATTATTAGCGATAACCAAAATGAATCAGGCTCAATTCTTTGATGGGATGGCTGTCAATATAGCTACATCATTAAAGGGGAATTTAGTATCAGGTATATTGGGGGGGCTAAGTAAGAATGATATTATTAACGGTATAAAGGCTGACTTACGGCCAGATCAGATTAACACCTTAGTAACTACCGCCTTAAGTGTTTACACGGCTTCTATCACGTCTTTAATGGCTGATAAGCTACCGAAAAATGTTTCTTACGTTTATACTGGCCCAATAGATGAAAAGACCAGACCAATTTGTTTGCAACTTATGTCAAGCGGACAACTAACCAGATCTCAGATTAACGGTATTGTCTCAAACGGCTTTATTGAACGTGGAGGATATAACTGCAGACATCAATGGAGATTACTCACCAAGACAACTCAGATGTTTGATCCTAAAGGAGCAAAAAAGGAAGCTGCATTAAGAGGAGTTTCTTTAGGTGGCTAAACCTACACCGATAGATGATATGCTTGATAAATTAACAACCGCTCAGAAGATGATAAAGCTCGGTGAGGAAATGATCGGGTTAATGATCGAAAGAACTCAAAGAGGCTATGGAGTTAATGGTTTATTTAAGGAGTATTCAAGAAAAGGATTAAAGCCTTACTGGAAAATAAAGCAAGAAGGCAAAATTAATAGACAATCCACGAAGCATAAGCCTGGGAGTGCAAGGGATGTAAATCTAACCTTAACAGGCGATATGTTGGGGAGCCTAAAAGTAAAGCCTGGTGGAACAGACGATGAACAGGTTACGATAGGGATGACACCAGCCGAAGCGATTAAAGCAAACGCACAAGAATTACAAGGAAGAGCAATATCAACTGTGACCAAGCCTGTAACAGTAATGGAAGAAAAATTTATAGCTGAATTCTTCGACAAGGAAATTAAAAAAGCCATGCGAGATGCAAGCGGTAAAACAGAGATAGTAATTGGATAACTCACAAAAGAGGATACAAATGTCAAATGAAGAAGTCGGTCAGGACGTAAAAACTGAATCCATCGGTCAGGATGTAAAAACTGAAGTCGTAGAAAGCAACGAAAAAGCTGGTGATTATAGTGTTCCAGGATACCGTTTCAAAGAACTTAATGAAACTAATAAAAATCTTGAAGCTAAATTGTTAAAATTAGAAACATCTATCAAAGAGAAAACAACGGCCGATGCCGAGGAACGTGAAGACTGGCGAAATCTATACGAAGACGCTAAGACCGATCGTGACAAGTTTAAAGATGATGCTCAAAAATTTTACTCAATAGAGCAATCAAGAAAAGAACGTTTACTTGAGTCTTTCCCAGAAAACCTTAGAGATAAAATGTCTAAGCTAGATTCTGAAACGCTGGAGCAAATGAAAACAGAATTTACAAATAAAGTCCCTCAAGTAGATAATAGTGGTGGAGGCGTATCTGGCGGAAAAGTGTTGGAATGGAAAAACCTTTCAGCAGTAGACCGCAAGAAAAACTTCGCTGATATTATGAGGAAAAAATAGAAAGATAAACAATGGCAAACGTGACCACAACAACAGCTGCTGCGTTCATCCCCGAAGTATGGAAAGAAGCAATTCTTGATTACGCTGAAGCAAATTTCAGAATTCGTAATCAGGTAACTAATGTTTCTGACATAGCCTCAGGAGATACCGTACATGTCCCGAGAATTTCTCAGGAAACAGCCGCAGCTAAAGGTGCAGGTGCAGTAGTAACCTATGCCGCACAAACAGATGGAGAAGCAACAATCTCCATAGATCAACACGCTTATGAAGCTAAAAGAATCGATGACATCGTTCGTGTTCAAGGATCATACGACCTTTTCTCTTTATACGCTAAATCCATGGGATATGCTTTATCTAAAAAGATAGAAAATTACCTAGCGGTTCTAGTTCAGACAGCAACAGCTAATGACGTTACTCTGGCAGCAGATAACACGTTCACAACAGCTCTTGTCCGTTCTGGATTACAGAAATTACTAGACGTAAATGTAGACTACACCAACGGCGAAACGCATCTTTATGCTTCTCCTGCTGGTTATATGAGTCTAATGAGTCTTGGTGAATTTACTGATTTCCAACAACGTGGTCCAGAGACTGCAGGTGTTGGTCCTAATATTACTGGTCAACTTGGCTCTATTTATGGAATGCCAGTTTATACCAGCACAGATTGGGACGATGACGGCGGTACAGGCGATGAAACAGCCTCTATCTTCACTAAAGAATCTGTTCTATTTGCAATGCAAATGGAGCCCAGAGTTCAATCCGTTTATGATATTGACTACTTATCGACAAGTGTCGTGGCCGATGTTTTATTTGGAGCTTCTTTGACTCAAGCGGTCGGAACTGCTGCTGGTCAAATAGTTAATTTCAATAATCCTTAATCTGGATAATTGAATAACGTAGGTGGGGGGCTTTAATCGGCCCCCTAACCTTTTTTAAAATTTAAAGGAATAGAATTATGGCTATAGATTTAACCAACGTTGCCGTCTCTACAGGATACGTCCAACTTTTACATATCGATGGCGGAGTTGGTGGGTCTGTCACTCGTGTGTATGATGGTGATGGTACTGGTACACCACTACAAATATCGACTTCAGAAGTTCAGATTTTAGATGGGTCTTATAATTTTGATGTAGCTTCTCATGACGGCACAAATGGATTAAAATTAGGGGGAACTTTAGTCACTACAAGTGCTGCTGAATTAAACTTATTAGATGGGATTGTAGCAGGGACAGTTTCTGCTTCTAAATTTCTTTTAGTAGACAGCAATAAAGATTTAAGTGGAATTCGCAATTTA